TTATGGAAAAGCTCACTGATTGTGACTATCGGCATGGGTTTACTGGTACTCTTAAATCGTCTGAATCAAAAACACACCGCATGGTATTAGAAGGATGTTTTGGACCGGTTGTCAAATATGTCAGCACAAAGGATCTGATGGATCAAGGTACTGTTGCTGATTTCCAGGTAAAGGCAATCACACTGTCTCACTCAAAGGACGCTCGTAAAGTCTTTAAGGATGCCATAAATAAAGTCGACAAGGTTAAAAAATATCCTGCCGAACGAGAGTTCATAGTCAATCACGAAAAACGAAATCTGTTTATACGGAATCTACTCTGGTCACTAGAAGGCCAGAATAATCTTGTTCTTTTTGATTTGGTTGAAAAACACGGGAAAATATTAGAACCCTTGTTGCACAAGGACGATCGTCAATTACATTTTATATACGGTGCAACTTCAGGAGAAGAACGTGAACGTATTCGACACTTGGTGGAAAATGACCCAATCAAACAACATGATATACTTGCATCTTATGGTGTGTTTTCAACGGGTGTAAACCTTAAGAAACTTGACAATGTAATCTTTGCTTCTGGTTCAAAATCAGAAATAAAAGTACTTCAATCTATTGGTAGAACATTGAGGAAGGGAAATGATGCAGATAAAGCTACTCTTTATGATATTGCTGATGACCTCAGCTCTGGATCATTTGAAAACTATACTCTCCGTCATTTCAGAAAGAGAATTGAAATTTATTCTTCAGAAGAGTTTCCATTCAAAATTTATACAGTAGACATATAATTGGTTTTTTAAGGTGCATAACCTTATTATACACACTTCTGAGAATATGTCAACACGTAGAACGAAAAAAGTTGAAAAAAAATTTGTTGACTTTTGTTTGGGTACGTGATACTATAAAACAAATCCACCCATAAAAGAGGAACTCAATTTGCTATGGCAGCTAAACGTAAAAGAAATTATGTAAACAATAAGGACCTATTGGATTCTCTAATTAAGTATAGAGCAGACTGTAAAGAGGCAGAGGATTCAGGTGAACCTACACCTAAGGTACCAGACTACATTGGCAGTTGTATTTTTCAGATTGCAACTCGACTAGCCACCAAGCCAAACTTTTCAGGCTATTCATATAAAGAGGATATGATTTCAGATGGCATTGAAAACTGCCTTCAATATATCCACAACTTTGATCCAGAAAAATCACAGAATCCATTTGCTTATTTTACCCAGATTATTTGGTATGCCTTTCTACGTCGTATTCAGAAAGAGAAAAAGCAAATGTATATCCGATTTAAATCGTCGCAGAATATGATGACAGAAGCTCAAATTCATGATTCAAGTGATGTACAAATTCATTTGAATGCTACTCCCGACTATATCAACGATTTTATTGAGGATTTCGAGGATAAAATTAAAACGAAAAAGAAGTGAGGTATTATGAAAATACTAATTTTTGGATTGCCCGGAAGTGGTAAAACCACTCTGGCCAAACCTTTTGCTGATTTGATTGGTGGTGTTCATATTAATGCCGACGAGGTTCGAGAGCATTATGATGACTGGGACTTTACCCCTGAAGGCCGTATGAGACAAGCACAACGAATGCGTCATCTGAGTGATGGTGTGGTGAGAGCAGGTAAAATTGCTGTTACTGATTTTGTTTGTCCTACTGAGGAGGCTCGGCTAGCATTTGATCCAGATTTTACGGTTTGGATGGATACCATTAAGGAAGGTCGATTTGAAGATACTAATAAAATGTTTCAAGCACCACCTAAATGTGATTACCATGTAAGTGAGTGGTTCGAAGATACTCATGTCGAGCTGTTAAAAGTAGTTAAAAAATGGATGGAACGAGATGTCTGAAGTAGTTACTCGTAAACGTCACCTAGCCAAAGCGGTTACGTGGCGTATTATAGCAAGTATCACAACAGCACTTATTGCATGGTTTTTTGGTCTACCACCAAAGGCTGTAGGTGCTGTTTTTGTGGCAGATTTGATAATCAAGTTTATCTTATATTATGCGCACGAACGAGTATGGTATAAGCATATAAGATTTGGTCTTAAGAAATAAAAAAAAGGAAGTAAATGATGTTTGATCCACAGAAGCCAACAGTACAGATGTTGGGTAGGTGGCAGCCATGGCATGACGGCCATACTGCTTTGTTTAAAAAATGTGTTGACATTACTGGCCAAGTGTGTATAATGGTAAGAGATGTTGGCGGAATTGTCGGTCAGGATGCTGGTGCAGGTCGGACTGCCAAACAAGATGACAACCCCTTCGATATTGAAGTGGTAAGGAGGAACATTGAAGCCGGATTACAAGAACATGGTTTTAGTCTTGGTGTGGAATATGTTATTCTGGACGTCCCTAATATTGTTGATATTTCCTATGGGCGCGGCGTTGGTTATACTTTTACTGAGCATGACCTTGGTGCTGACATCCATGGAATATCTGCGACAAAAATTAGAGCAAAGATGAGAGAAGAGGGCAAACTTTGAAAATTGCAATAGTAACAGATATGCATATTGGTGTTCGTGGAGACAGTAAGGTCTTTCAGAATCACCAAGAAAAATTCTTTCTCGAAGTATTTTTTCCATATCTGGATGAGCATGGTATTGATACAGTATTTGATCTCGGTGATACATTTGATCGCCGTAAATACATTAATTATGTGAGTCTACAACGAGGTAAGGAATATTTCTTCGAACAGATGGCCAAACGTGGTATTAAATACCATGCTCTTGTCGGTAACCACACGACATATTATACCAATACGAACGAGGTAAATTCTATGAATTTGCTTCTACGTGAGTATGATAATTTTAAAATTTATGAACACGAGCCCGAGGAATTACAATTAGGATCTACAAAGTTCCTAATGGTTCCTTGGATTACTCGTGACAATGCTGAACGATGTATGGAAGCAATCCAGAGCAGTGATGCAAATGTACTGATGGGTCACCTTGAAGTCCAAGGCTTTGAGATGATGAAAGGTACTGTTTGTACACACGGTTTGGATATGAATGTATTCAAGAACTTTGAAGGTGTGTATTCTGGTCACTTCCATCATCCATCACAGTATCGTAATATTGAATACCTAGGTGCGCCGTATGAAATGACATGGTCAGATTACCAGGGCAAACGTGGGTTCCATATTTTTGATACTGAAACACGTGAGGTCACTAAGGTTCTCAATCCGAATCGTATATTCCACAAAATTGACTACGATGATGAGGATATGACTGTTGACGATATTGCAAGTTTAGATGTGTCTATGCTTGAGGATGCATATATCAAGGTTATTGTTAAAAACAGAACTAATCCTTACATATATGATCTGTTCATGAGTCGCCTTGCTGATTCTGGTGCCGCAGATGTAAAGGCGGTTGATGATGCTCTCAATCTTGAATCAGCAGGGGTTGACGAAATACTTGACGAAACCAAGGATACTAAGGAAATCCTACATAACTATATCGATTCACTTGATACATCGGTTGACAAAAATAAAATCAAGAAAACGATTGATGATCTTTATATAGAGGCTATGAATATTACATAATGCGAATTACTTTTAAAAGCGTAAAATATAAAAATACATTATCAACAGGAAATTCATTTACCACAATTCAGCTAGACCGGAAACCGACCACCCTAATTAGTGGCTCAAATGGTAGTGGTAAATCAACTCTGCTTGATGCTATTGTTTATGGGCTGTATGGTAAACCTTTTCGTAAGATTAACAAACCACAGCTAGTGAACAGTATCAACAGAAAGGATATGCTTGTAGAGGTAGCCTTTTCAGTCGGTGGGTCCAATTATATGGTTCGCCGTGGTATGAAACCAAACGTCTTTGAAATTTTTAAAGATGGTGGCTTGCTGAATCAAGATTCGGCCAAGAGAGATTATCAGTCATACCTTGAACAAAATATCCTGGGGATCAATTATAAATCATTTAACCAGATTGTTGTCCTTGGTAGTGCTACATATGTTCCGTTTATGGAATTACCAGTAGGCCAACGCCGAGAGATTATTGAGGATCTACTTGACATTCAGGTATTCAGTACGATGAACCTATTGGTCAAGGATAAGATTAATGATAATAAAACTAGTGTATCTGATAACAGTTATAAAATTGATCTGGTCGAATCCAAAATTGAATCTGCTCAGGAACACAGTGATCAAATCCGTGATCTAAAGGAAGCAGAGGTTGCTAAAATTAAGGAGAAGATGGGTGAGCACATATCGAACATTGAGACGGA